GGTTGCCGATCTGCATGTCGTACTGGCCGTCCTGGCCCTTGCCAAACTCCGTGAAATCCTCTGCGCGCACGTTCTGCCGCGGATACAGGTGCTTAGCAATAGCTGCCGCGATGGTTTCGCGCTCAACCAGCGTCACCTTGCCATTGGTGCGCAGGTCAACCGGCATCAGCCCGATGAAGTTGCCAACGCCGCCGCCGGCCTCAAGGACGTTGCCGCCGGTGAATCCCAAACGGCGCACGGCCGCATACATGCCGTTGATGATCTCGCGGGACGTGTAGTGGGCGTACTGCGTGGATTCAAACGCCGCATCCCATTCGTCAGCGGACAGCAGGGACTTCAGTTCGGCGTATTGCGCGGACCAGTCCTTGTTGTCAGGGTCGAACGCCTGCGGGATGCCGCCCCAGCCGACATACTTGGCCAGAACCTTCTGTTCGTCGGTCGTGGCGGTGCGGCCGGTGGCCTCCAGGTCGCGGATAAGCCGGATGGCTTCGATGTTGTTCTTGTACTTGGTACGCTGCCCGCCCTCACCAAGAGCGAAATCTTCCTCGATGATGAAGTCGTCAGGAAACTGCGGCGGATCAATGCGGCCGGGCTCCAGTGCCTCGCTGGGCTGGCTGGCGTCTGTCGCTATTCCTTCGGAAGTCTTCGCTATTCCTTCGGAAGCGACCGGCTCATTGCCTGCAGCAGGTCCGCCGGATACCGCTCGTCCATTTCCGCCTGAAGATCGGCCTCCTCGGCCTCCAGAACCTCCGGCTCTGGCGCCAGAAACAGGAACTCGTTCCGTGCGATTTCCCACGCCTCCGTCTCGCTCGCCCCCTGCGCCCGCCACTGATCCATCAGCGCCGCCGTTGCCTCGGCCGCCCTCAGCAGCTCCTGATCCAGTTCCCCGGCCTTCTCCAGCGCCTTGTACTTGGCCGGAAGAAACTCCTTCCAATGCGCCTTGGCCTGTCGTATCCAGTTTGCGTACATCATTTCCTGTAGCCTCGTTGGTATCGCTACCTTTCAGTGTAGCAGCAGGGTCGCCGATCTTCCCGTCCCGCACATCGGAAATGAACTGGACGACATAGGGCTTCATATTCTCCGCCGCTTCGGCGCCGAACTTGTCCACAACCATCTTGATCACGGCGCGCATGGCTTCGCGCAGGTCGCTGCCGGCCGCTTTCAGGTGGGAAATGGCGGCAATAAAGTACGGCTTGGCCTTGGCGTAGGTTTCTTCATCGAATACAGGCCCGGAGCCAAGCGTCCCTTTTCCGCCGAACAACTTCCCGAGACCGTCAATGGCCTCGCCCAGCGCCATGCCGGTGTTCTTGGCGGCGCTGGCGGCCGCCTGTCCGGCTGTGCGCTCTTGGATGGACAGGTTGTCGATCAACAGATCAAGGGTCTTGCCTCCAGCAACTTCAACTCTCGCCATGCGCATTTCGCCGCCTGCGGACTGCCGCGTGAACAGCTTGCGAATGACGCCTTCCGGAAAGGATCGGCCAGAAATGGAAACCTTATCGCCAACGGCAAAGCCGCCAAGTTCCTGCATTGGGGCGCTGTTCCTGGGGTCGGGCTCTCCAGTAAAAGTGCTTTCGACGGAGGCCTGGTCTGCGGTGCGCTCCTGCTTGGTAGGCTCCGCTTTCGGCTTTCCAGTCACTTCCGCCAGCACGTCGTCGAACATGGTGTCGAGGTCTTCGGCTGGCGGTGATGGCTTCGCCTGTGAGTCCGCGCCCATGCGCTCGATAACCCCGTCAATGACTTCCGCCTGTGCCGGAAACTTGCGCATCAGCCTGTTGGATGCGGTTTCAAGCATGGCCTCTACGCTGCTGGTGGTCTTCGGCTTGCGCAGCTCTGCGATCACACTGCGAACGGCGTCGCGGGCGGCGCCTTCCGGCGTGCTGCGGCCAGCATCGAACGAATCCAGAAGCGACTCCAGCTTGTCGGCGGCAGCCCTGTCGGCGGCCGTATTGATGCGCGTTCCAGGTGCATCTCCAGTTCTTGCGGCCTTTGCTTCATCAAGCAGCGCCCTGTAGATGCGGTCAACATCATCGCTCGCATCGGTGGCCTTCTGGCTTGGTGCGGCCTCCCACAGCGCCATCATGATCGCTTCGCGCACGCTGGCGCGTCCGGACTGCTTTTCCGCCCATCCGTAAATCTCAGATGCCCGCTTTCGCCCGGCATCCGTCGCAATGCGGATCGCTTCCTCGGTCGGGATTTCCGTGTATGGCTGAGATCCAAGTTTTGTTGGTGTTACGCTCTTGTGCTCGCTCAGGATTCTGTCGTACTGGTCTTGCTGAATCCGCGCTCGACGCTCCTTGAGAGTATCGGGGTTCTTCGTTGTGATGATGGTCCCTTCATCGTCAAGCGATTCGATGCGGTACAGGTTTCCATCGGCATCCGTCAGGACATCACCAGCCTTCTTTCCGCGCAGGTCCGCCTTATAGGCCTTTCCTTCGACGGCCTTCGCGGCCGCATCCATCTGGCTCCAGCCAGCGCCGCGCGGGCCAGCCGGGCCTTCAGTGACAATAGCGCCGCCTGATCTGGTCTTCACAACCCAAGTGTTGCGGTCTTTGTTCTCCTCAAGCCAGATTTCTTCCTGATATTCGGTGTCGCGGTTGAAGATGATCTTGTTCCCGTCCATCAGGGCGATCAGCGCGTCGGCCTGGCTCAGGGGGACAATAGCCTTGCGCAGCGGCATCCCGTACTTGCCGATCGGGAAGGCATTGGGCTCGACGGGGGCGGCAGGCTTCTTGCCGGGGAACACCTCGAAGCGGCTCGGGCCTGCCTGCACGACATGGTACGCGCCGCCGTTCACCTTGCTGGTCTTGGCAATCCACGCCTCGGCCTTGTCGCGGGAGCCGAACCACTTGACGGGCTCGGGCTTGGATTCTTCAGCGGAGTGGCTATCCTCAGTTGGATTGAGCTTTCTGGCGTCAAAAACAACAAGCGCCGGTCTGTCTGCAAGCTCCATGCTGTCCATATTCTTGGTCGTGGGCAGCAAAATGCTGTCATAGCCCCTCGACTGCGCCCACTCCCTGATTTCGTCCTCGCCGTAGCGAACGGCAATCATGACCCCTACCGGGGCAAGATTCTCGTCCTCGATGTCGGGGAAAACATCATCAAATACCTTGCGCGCCGTCTTCGCGTCGGTCAGATCAAGGGTCTTTGAGATGCTTGCTGTAAATGCCAAGACATTCTTGCCGTAGGCTTCTGCGACAGACTTCTCGGTTGTCAGGTAGATGAATACCCCTGACGCCGGGGATGCAGAATCGCTGCCGTGATAGTAGATTTCCTTCTTGTCAATAACGGCCTGCGCCTTCAGGCGTGCCTTTTCTTCCTCCTTGCGCTTTACTTCAAGGTCAGCCGCCTGACGCTGTTCTTCGGCCAGCCGCTCGGCCTCGGTCTGCGCCGTCAGCTGGAAGCCCGGAGCGCCCGAATCTTGTCCAGCGCCGCTTTGGCCTTCTTGCTGCCCTGCTTCTCGGCGGCCAGCAGCCGGCGCATTGCCTCCTTGACTACTTCCCGCTTCTGCTTGGGTGTCAGCTTTTTGTCCAGCGCCCGCAGCCGGGCTTGCGATCTCGCGCTCATTTTCCACCTCGTTGAGTGCGTCGGCCATCACGGCAGACGGTTGTGCCTCGCCATCAATTACGGACTCCACCAGTGCATCAGCGCCATCATCCAGCCACGCCGGCACGCTTCCGGAGGACTTGCCATCAAAGGCATCGTCCAGCGCCTGCCACTCAGCTTCCTGCTCGCGCATTTCGCGGGCCAGCCGCTCATTAAACTGCGCGGTGCCAACCTGTCCGCCACGCAAGGCCGCGTCCATGGCATCCAACAGGGCATTTACAGTGTAGTCGCCATTTTCATCGGTGACAGGGTATCCGTACTGCGAAAGCGTCTCGGCCATGCGATCCAGCGCCATGCCGCCGTTCTTCTTGAACACGCGAAGGATGCCGGAGCCGCGACGCCCGGACTCGGCCGGATCGAATCCGCCCTGCTTGCGCGCCTGATCCCAATTCACGCCGCCAGCCTTGGCGATGGCGGCAAGAATATCGTCCTTCTCGACGTTGATGGTGTTGGCCTGTTTGCGCTTGATGACCACGCCGCCGCCCTGCGGGGCCGGTGCGACCTCGTGGGTTTCCTGGGCTCCCTTGCGCTTCATCGCGCGGGTGGCTTCCGTCTCGTTCGGGAACGGCTTACCATCGGTCCGCAGGATCACATCTGGCAGCACCGCCTTCTGAGGCGCGCGTGCCGGGGTCTCAACGCGCGGGCGCATCCCGGTCGGGACTCCGGTCGGATTGCCAGCCTCCTCACTCATGGCGCGGCGCATATCGCGCTTCTCGGCGGCTGCCTGCTCGGCCATGGCATCAGCCTGCGCCTTGGGCAGCAACTTGCCGCGACGCGACACCAGCGGCTGGTCAGCGGGGATAGGGGCGTCAGGTGGCGCTGGCAGCGCCAAGACTGCCGCCTGCTTCGGCTTATCCTCATCCGGCTGCCGTGTGTTGGCTTGCGCGCGCTTGGATTGGGCCACCTGCTTTGCCAGCTCGGCAATACCCACTCCGAATTTCTTGGCGATGGTCGCCAGCTTCACGCCCTTGCCAGATGCCTCGGCGGCGCTGACTGCGCTTACGGCCTGCTCCATGGGGCTCTTGGCGGGCGCCGCTGGTGAGGCGGGCGCCTTCGGTGCAGCTGCAGCCTTCTGCTCCGCCTTGATGCGGCCGCTCGCCTCCTTGAGCGCGGCCTGAATATCCGCATCCCCGGAAATACCGGCGTCGGCCAACGCGGTCACGGCGGATACTTCATCCCCGGCCTTCAGGTGGGGAATGGCGGATTCGATTGCGGCTTCGCGCTTGGCGGCAATGTCGCGCTTTCCGGACAGCGAAGCCTTGGCGTCGTCGATCACGCCGTTGATGTCGGTATCGGCCAGATCCTTGTTGCCCGCGTACTTCTTGCGGACAGCCAGGAACGTATCCACGTCGGACGCGCCGGATGCCAGCGAGGCCTCGGTATCGGCCAGCATCTTTTCGTAGGCGGTGTCGCGCGGGGTCTTGATGGGGGTTGCCGGTTGCTGCTGCTCGGCCTGCTGCGTCGGCTGCGGCTGCGATGCCATGACGCGGCGCTTGTCGCGGACGGCAACAGCCTGCTCGATCAGGGACTGCTGCTCCTGCGGGTCCGCCGTCATGCGGGCAGCCATGTCGCGCATCCCGTTCAGGTCGCCAGCGTCAGCCAACTCCACCAGCGTGCGGCGGCGGTTGAACAGGTCAACCACTTCGGAGCGGTCGCGGTTAGAGGCTTGCGCCAGCGCGCCAAAGTCAGGCGTCTGGCCGGAGGCGATGGCCTCATTTACCACGGTGGTAAGATCGGGCGCGGTGCTGGCCTGGGCACGCTGAACCACGCCGGACAGGCCGGATGCGGGCTCGGGCTGCGTCTGCATGGGCTGGGCCGGGGACGCCTGTTCCGTCTGGTCTGCAGCGGAGCGCAGCTCGTCCATTGCGGCGCTTCGTGCGGCTGCCTGCTCGGGCGTGGTCGGCGCACTGTTTGCGGCTTGCTCCGCTTCGGTAGGGCCGGGAACAAGCATGGCGCCGGTTCCAGCCCCCATGACACCACCGGCGGCAGCGCCGTGAACGCCAGCCACGCCTGCCCCCTCAAGCAGGGCGCGCGCGGGGTCGTAGTTGTCGGCAATGGCCTTGTTCTGCGCAACTTGCGATGCGGCCTCCTGGACAAACTCCTCGCCGCCCTCTTTCAGTGCCTGCTTCGGGATCTGCATCAGGCCGCTACCAACAACCGGACCGGCCCCGCCAGCGCCAGTCAGGCGGCGAAGCGCGGCAACTTCCCCGGCCCCGCCAATGATTGCGGTCGGCAGCGTGGCGGCAAAGGCAAGCTCCGCGGCTTGTTGCGACGCTGCAATTGCTGCTTCCGGGTCCGCGCCTTTTGCCTTGGCGTCAGCAAGAACTGACTGCCGCGCCTCCTCGGCGTTCATCTGCGCCTCGCCAACAGCCCCAAGCGTAAGCTGTGCAGATGCCGGAGCCTTGCGGGTAAGGGCCATCATGCCGATCTGCGGCACGTTCTCGGTGGCGGCCATCAGCGCCGCCTGCGGCTCGTTCTTGTACCGACGGACAGCATCCGCGATGCCGGTCGCTCCGCCGACGTAGGCGCGTTTTGCCTGAGCGCCCTTCGACTGGTCCTTGTTCCAGTATTCCGCATTGTCGGCGAAGAACTGCCGGATGTCCTTGGTGATCGGGCTTGCCTTCAGGTATTCAGCGGTCGCCGCCTCGATCTGCGCGCGACGCTCCGGGTCCATGCGCGCAATCTCGGCATCGCGCATTTCCCTCGTCCACAGCTTTGATCCCGACGGGTTTTCCAGCAGCGCATCCGCCTTGGTCGGCATTCCGGAGAGCATCCGCGCGGCTTCGCCGATGATGGAATTGTCGATGCTGCCGGCAATGCTGGCCCCGATGCGGTTGACGCCGGAAGCCAGCGCCTTCAAGTAGTCCCCGCCGGTCGTGCCGGTGTCGCGTGCGCGCTTGGCGTCAACCTTGGCCTGGACCTGCTCCTTGGTCACGCCGGCGGGGACGTTGCGGATAATGGTGCCGTCGTCGAGGCGGATGTCCATGCGTTACTCCAATTCGGAAAAATCGTAGCTTGTTTCTTGGTTTTCGGCCTGACCCTGGGACGGCATTTGCTGCGTCTCCCCAAGCCAAAGCTGCAGCGCAGAGTCATTCGGCGGAACACCCTTGCTTTTTGCCCACGCCTGGAACTGCCCCAACTTTGCGGTATCAATGGCCGTCTTGGTTGTTATGTCTCCGGTGACAGGGTCGGTTACTTTTATTGTGCTAGAGAGCGTCGCAAGCCCATCCTCAGACAGCCGGTCGGCCGGGGACTTGCCCTTGCCTGCGCCAGCGAGCCCGAGCGCGGCCTTGGCTTTGAGGCCTGCGATCTGCCTCCCCGCGCTCCTGGAATTGTTGCGGTCCATGAGGTCGTACTGCAGGACCGTGGCGGCTGTCTTGTCCTTTTTTTCGGCCGCCTTCGCCTGCGCCTCGCGCAACTTGTCGAACTGGCCGGCAGCATCATTGATGCCCCGGAATCCTGCCATTGCGTCGCTCAGTGTCCACGGCTTGGTTTCGATCAGCTTCCCGGACGCATCCGCATACCCGATCAGGAATTTGCCATCCTTGTCACGGACCAGCTTCCCATCGGGGCCGGTTTGCGGAATGGCGCGGTACGGCAGACCGAATGACGGATCATTGAAGCCGGAGGCAAGCGTGGTGATGGCGCCTTCTTCGTCACCAGACTGTGCCAGTGCGTAGGCGGAATTGAGGTGCTTGTTGAAGGCATCGCCGCGCGCCTGCAGGGCAAGGGCGCGCCTGCGGTCGGTGGCTGCGTTTTCGGCGGTGGTCTTGGCGTTGCCAAGGTCAAACTGACGCGCCTGCTGCTGGAGATCAAACTCCTGGCGGCGCATCTGGTCCTGTTCAGCCTGGCGCTGATCCTGCATCTTCTGGCGGTCTTCCGCCTTGCGGACGTCCATGCCCTGGATCAGGCCAAGGGCAAGATTCTCAATACCTGCGGGAACCGGCATGTCGCTGCTCCTTAGAAGTCGAAGGACGAAAGGCCGGGGATCTTCCCGCCCATCAGGTCGCCGACAAGGCTGGATGCTTGCTGCCCCTGCGTCGGCGTCATGGGCAGGTACTCGGGGCGGCTGATGCCGGCAACAGGGGTTGTCGTGGGAGAAGATGCGGACTTGCCGCCAAAGACGCCATCGAACGCACCAGCCCCGGCCAGTTGCCCGGCCGCCCCAAAGAGGGCGCCAGCCTGAGCGGCTTGACTTGCGGACTGCTGCGCTGCGGTGTTGGCCATGGCGTTCATGGCATTGTTCATGCCGCGTGCCGCGTTCTGCATGAGTCCCGCCCCGAACTGCGCCACGCCGCTGCGGCGGTTCCAGGTCTGTTGTTCGGCGTTGCGGCGCTCGGCTTCGCGGCCGGTGGTGATGTTACCGGCGGAGGCAAGGGATTGGGCAATAGCGTTGCGGGAGGCGAGCGCATCGGCACGGCCTGAATTGGGGTTGATGCCCATGCGCTGCATGTTGCGGAGACGGGATTCTTCGGCATTGCCGAATTGGGTGGCAACATCGGCGGCTGCGCGTGAGGTGACGCCATCAAGATCGGCAATGACACCCTTCTTGGCGTCAGCAACCAGCTGATCCTCGATGTCGCCGTACTTGGCCTTGAAGTCGTTGTAGCGTTGGCGCTCGAAGGCAAACATTGCCTCCTGGAGCTCGCGGGCCCTTTTGGCCTCCTTCCGGGAGCTGCTGGAGCCTGTAATGCCGCCAATCAGCGACGCCCCGGCCATGATGGTAGGAATCATTTTTGCGACCTCGCAAAACAGCGTGAGGTCTAGCTTTGGTGGCTCAACGGCGAGCCGAAACGGTGTTATAGGTGTAGTAGTGTTTCTGCGGTCATTCTACCGTGCCGCTGGTTACGGCTCAAGCGCCGGATCGTTATCCGCCACGTCGAGCTGCAACAGGGTGCTGATCTGGAAGTCCACAGTGATGACGCCATAAATCGTGTCGTCGTCGCTGCTTCCGGCTTCCCAATCATGCTTGTAGGCCACGCCAACCTTGAGCGACTGGCCTGATACATAATTCAGCGCCTCCTCGTCGTCGTAGATGGTGATCAGGATGCTGTCAGCGCCAGCATCAACATCCGCCGTGAAGATGTTCACATCGGAGCCGGACAGGTTCTGAACCGCCTGCACGGTATCACCACAGCCGGTCAGTTGCATACGGGCAAGGAAGTTGGTCGGTGCACCTTCGGTCGGCGTGCTGGCGTTGTAATCGTTTGAACTGAAATTCTGATCCTGGTTCAGAATATACACAGTCATGTAGCTTCCGCCGAAAGTAACAAGGCCAGCCCCGGCTGCTGTTATCTTGATGACGCACGCAATGTTCTTGGTCTTGCATCGGTACTTGGTGGACGCATCCGAGTGATCGTAGGGCACGACGCCCGTGTAATAGCCGGTCTGGCACAGGGCATACGGACGGCTGTAGCCAGTGCCGACGATCATCATGGCGCTTGCGTGCGAGGCGGTCAGCCGGCAGCCCGTGGCATAGCACAGGAAGTTTTCAATCTCGGGATCGCCGATGGTAATGGGCGGGTCCACCTCGTCAACCCAATCCGACTTCGTGACGAATGAGGTCACGGACAGAAGGTCCACGGAGGCGCGCGTCAGCTGCGCGGAGTCTGCCGTCAGGTCGTCGGCGTGAATGTCGGCACCGGATGCAATATCCACCTGCAACTTCAGTTCATTGCCGTCGAAATTAAGGAACCGCGTGGTTGGCAGGTCGGGGTCTCCGCCACAACTGAGATGCAACCGGGGAAGGCCGTCACCACCAGAGCCAATCCATAGTCCGGGAGCGAAGCCGGGATTACCGTACTCCTCGAATCCGTACCACAACTTGCTCGTCAACTGCACGTTAGCCTTGAGCGCTCCGGCCACGAGCTTGTCTACGTTCAGGTCGAATATCTTGGCGCTGGTGATTGTGGCCTCCTCGATGTAGGCGGTGTCGATATAGACCGCCGGGTCGCCGTTGGGGTCAGTGCCGATAACGAACGGCACGCGGGCATCGGCCGCCACGCATTGCCACACGATGTCCGCGTCGCTCACGGTGTCGCCCACGGTGGTCGGCCATGCCGGTTCATCGCCGCCAGACCTGCCCCCGTCGATGCACGCATATTGGTAGCCGTTCGGCGTCGTCGGCCGGACATACTGATAGGCTCCGTATGGCGTGACAGGCTTCCAGGTCGCGCTGGTCATCAGGTCGCGGACATAGGTCGGGTCGTATCCGGTGACGCCCTTGGTTCCGGCGGCGGCATTGAAGTCCCCGGCCACGCCCGCCTTTGATACCGCGCGCGCCCAATAGAACTTGGTGGAGCCGCTGCCAACCATGTCCACATAAGACTCGACCGGCGTTTCCTGAATCTTGACCGCCTGCCCCAGGTCATCCACGGAAGCGCGCCACAATTCGGTGTGGCTGTAGTTGGCAAACGAGGGGTTCTTCCACGCGATGATGATGGATGCCAGTGCGCCATCCGCCCGCAGGCTTGTGACTTTTGGCGGAGTTGTCAGGTTTCCGGCCGGCGGGCGCACGGATGTACCGTCACGGTCAGCAATCCCAGCCTTGGTCAGGTCGTTGATGCTGACCAGCCTGCCGCCGTCGCTGCCGAAGATGTACTTGTCGATGATCTTCTGGGCGGCAAGGAACCAATCCTGCGCGTCCTTGGGCACGCTGGTCGGTATGCGCGGCAGTTGGATGTCGCGCCGCGATGCCAGCGCCTGCTGGGCGGTCAGTGTGGCAGGGGTGGCAGAGCCGGAGGCGTACACCTCGCCCGATCCAGACACATAGCAAGCCGCCTGCGTGATCGCTCCTTCGATGGCCGGGCCGGTGCTGCCGGACGCCGCCATGGCGTGCGCGGCCTGGGCAAGCGCGGCAATTCCGGCAAAGTTGTACATGGTGCCGGACGCCGACACGGCGCAAGCCGCTTGCGACAGCGCCGCCGTGCCGGCGTACACGACGTTGCCGGAGGCGACAACCACGCCGACAGGCTGCGTGCCGCCGGGGTTGGTCGTGCTGCCGGACGCGGACAGGCTTGCCGCTGCCTGCGTGAGTGCCGCCGGACCCTCGAAGTCAGCCATGGATCAGCCCGCTATCAGCCTGCGCTGACGGTAAAGGTCATGCTGGTGACGGCCACGCTGGCGCCGGAAGTAATGCTGGTGCTGCCAAGGTTCAGGTCGGCCCCGGACGTGGAGACGCTGCCATCGAAAACCACGGTGCTTCCGTCAGACTTCAGGGCTCGGAACCACGTCGCGGTGCCGGTGTTGTCGGCGCTGGAGTCCTGGGTGATAGCGTTCATGGTCAGCACGCCGCCGGACGCTGCCGGGGCGGCGGTGGCATTGAACCGCAGTTCCGCCAGCAAAACCTGGGAGGTGATTGCCGTATTGGCGTTGGCGGGCTGGGTGCCGTCGTAGATGCGAAGGTAGCCGTTGTCGAGCAAATCGGACAGGGCATCGGCTTCGGCATTGACTGCGGTGCTGGAGAGTTTCAGGTTGTTGGCCATGGAAGTGCCTCGTTATTCGTCGAGGGCACTCTTGCGCCGGGTGATCAGTTGTTGGGCGATGTTATCACGCCTGAAGTTCGGTGACGGTTTCCGCGATGGCAATCTCACGAACGGCATCGGTTCCCGCCACCTTGACAGACCACGACCGCTTGCGCCCTGCGCGCGGCATCCGCACGGGCGCGGCGGAGGTGATGGCCTGGGTGTGCCATGTGGAGCCGTCAGCGGTAACGGTCAGCGTCAGCGAGGCGTAGCTGTCGGCCAGCACGCGGGCGGCGGTAAAACATCCCGGCCGGTCCAGCGATACGGTTTTCGACTTCCAGGAGTGGGACAGCGGCGCGGCGCTGTTCGCGTCGAACTTCACCAGCGCCTTGTTGCTGTCGATCAGGTACAGGATGTCGTTCTGCGTGTCCCGGTATCCCGCCACATAATACTGGCTGATGCGGATCAGGCCGTCGCCGGGGCGCGCCGGGTCAAAGATGGCGCCGCCCTTGTTGTTGCTGTCGGTGTACCAGAAAAACAGGTATTTGCCGCGGTGCTGGTAGGCATGGATGCTGGTCGGGGTCATCAGCGCCCATTCGCGGCTGGTGATGACGCCTTCCGTGATAAGGCGCGCGGAACTGCCGGACGCCATGACAAGCCCGTTCGGGCTTGCGTAGATGGCGTAGGAGCCCATGCTGACCATGGAGCGCGCCGAAACACACGCCTCGATGATCGGCAGTTCCTGCTGACTCATGCTGGCCGGGTCAATGCCCGTCACCATGACCGGGCGCCCCTTGGTGCCGACGATGATGAAGTTGTCGTAGTGGCCGACTGCCACAATATCATTGTCGCAGGTCAGCTCGTAATCGCGCGGCCAGGCATAAGGAATAAACGGCTCGCTCAGGCAGAGTATCTTCCCGGATGCCGCATAAGCCACGCCGTAGGCTGTCAGGCCCAGCGATGTCATGCTGGTGCGCGGCTCGTTCCAGGTTATCGACGGCAGCGGTTCGGCGAGTTCGTCGGTATTGAGCGTGTCCGCATACGGCTGCACATAGGCGATGGCGATTTCCGCGACGAACAGGTACTCGGCGTTGCTGCTGGAGCCGGTCGCCACGCGATAGATGCGGAATTTCTCAATCTCGCGCCCGGTGCTGGCCGACACATCCACCGTCAGGCCGGACACGTTGACCGTTGATCCGCCTGTTTGCGTGATCAGGATGTCGGACGGCGGCGACGGGGCCGACTCCTCGCCCAGCTTGCCGACATAGGTGTAAACGTAGGCGCGGGCCTCGGTGCTGGCGCCATCAGCCACAGAGCCGACCAATGCGACTGTAGGGGCAACCGTCGGAGCCGGTATTCCCAACTTGTAGTAGTTGTTCGGGTATTCCGTCCCGCCTCCGGAGCTGACGGCCGGGGTATAGGAATAACACAGCGCGCCACCCATGCGAGAATCGCCAGACCAATAAATGCGGCTATAGCTGTCGTCAGCAATAGGCGAGCGGATGACAGAAACAGCGTCCTGAAACCTGAGCCAATAGTCACTTCCGCCAACGCTCCACAGGTGGATGGCTGCAATACTGTGCCCGGTCAGGGCCAGCGTGGCGACGGAGGTCATCCCATAAAGGGGCTGCAGCACCCCTGCATCGAACCGGCAATTGGTTGCCTCGGCCGCGCCAGAGTCAGGCAGGGCCGTGGCGTTGTAGCGCGGAAACTCCCCCGCGAACTGCCGGAACTTGAGGCGCATGGGTCAGTCAACCTCGGCAAAAACATCGATCGTAATGGCTGAGTTGACAGTCCATGAAGATGGCGTGAAATACACGGCATCAACGGGGCAGCCAATAGAGAATGGCTGCAGGTCTGTCGGATCAACATTCACAGCCAGTCCGTCCTGCTTCATGGTGATAACGTCGCCGCCCGACGGCTTCCACGTCACAGCCGTCGTCCCGGCAGCCGGGGCGGACGCGCCCGTAGAGCGCATCACAAATAAGTACCTGCCGCTCATTTTGTTGTTGATAGTGACGGGCTGTGACGCCCCTCCGCTCGCCGTGATTACACCTCGCCCAACACAGGTAAGATTCATTTGGCCTCTCCGTTGTCCGCCTCATGTCCTGGTAATTCATCTCCTTCCTCGTACACAGTGCAGGTATCTCCGACCCACACAACTCGCAGATTGGGGAAAGGAATTTCTGCAGACAGCACTTCCTCCCCGCCTTCGGTAAAACTTCTTGTAATAGTGCGCATGTTAGTACCCCGGCTCAATGACAATTCGATACCAACGAAGTGTTACGTTTTCACCGGCACCTGTAGCGGCGGCGGTGAATGATACAATTACAGTATCCCCACCTGATTCAAAATTTAATGCGCTGGACATTGCCGTGCTGGCCTGACTACCGTCTCCTACAAGGGCAGCATTGCTACCTGCCTGTACGGACTCAGAGTTTTGAGCGCGGAGCTGTTTAACAGATGTCGTTGATGCTGTGTTGTTCGGGATACTGTAGTTGAGAAGACGGTTACCACCAACACCGGCAGTTGTTTTAACCATCATATAGCACGCTTTAGAGTTGGTCGAAGAGGTGTGCGACCACCCGGTATCAAATACCGCTATCCCTTTCGGCCCCATATATTTTACAGCAGCCGTAATATCAACAGACGCTAAAAGTGACTCTGCCGCGTTGCCAATAACTTGATCGGTGCGAGTATCTTGGGCCGCTACAAACGGCCCCTGCGCTTCCCATCTGGTTCCATTGCTACGCAGATTGACCTTGTACGTTGAGTTCCACACAACAAGGCCTCTTGGCACCGCAGAAGCTAAAGGCATTTCGGCTTCGGAAAATTCCCTGCCAACAGGAAATCCATCAACAAGTCCAGCATTAAACAACGACATAAAACCTCTCTTATCGTCAGGTTAGGCCAGTGGCCTGATTTGTAAATGCCAGCACTGCGCGCGCTGCAATGCGTCGAAATCCGCATGATTTTGCTTTTTGGCTGGTCAATTTTTCATGCTCAGGTCAAAAACCGAAGATTGGTGCGGTCAGATGCTGCCTTGATCATCTGCCCCCAAGCGTCAATAAACAGGTTCCCTCTGCCGCCTATCCCACCCGATGACGGGAATGTCCCTGCACCTTGGTTGTACAAGGCGATAAACCTGAACCACCCCTGCTCATACGGAACAACGCCAGCCGCATCGTGAGTTGCCACCAGCACCCCGTCAATATAGAAACTGACAACGCCTGTTGTTGCGGCAATGATGATACGGAGGGAGATATAGGTCATTGCGGCGGTTGCTACACCTGTCGTTGTGTTCTGGTTTGCACCTGTCTTGCCGCTGAAGCATTTCCAGAATCCGTCTTTGTCTGCCTGAAAATATGCGGAGGCATGTGTTTGCCCAACAGGGTCAACGGCACCGCCAACGCCATACCCGCACATACCAATTCGATGTACGCAATCAGTTGTTGTGGTGTTTGTCGGCAGTGTATCCAACGATCCCGCAAAAATACTCTCTTTAGATGCAGTCACCGGAATCTTTGAATACCCGTCATAGTTCTGAATGCATCCGACAAGACCTGTTGACATTGAGTCGTTGTATATCTGCCCCCACCCCATCGCATGAGATGCTCCGGAAACAGATGCGTTTGTAAAACTGGTTGTCGGGGTGGATACATTCATCCTGTCGTTGCGTACGCGCAAGTTAGACAGTTTTTGAGTTTCCGTTTCGCCAAGCGCAATAAAATCCTCAAACCAGCGGTATGTCTGAGATTCGACGTTGCCGTATGCATTTATCTGGCTTCCGACATACGTCACCACAGCAGACTGCGATGGGTACTTGGTGGTGCTGTTATCCGTCATCGTCCCGTCGGTGGACTTATTGGTGCTGCTTTCGGGGACATACCCAATGTTGTTTTGAGCGATAGCCCAATTGGCTTGTGTTTGGCCAGGAGTATCCACCAATGCCCGCACCGTATCGCCAGCCTCGACAGCCTGAGCCGTCGGCAGCGTGCCGGCCACGCTCACTGTCCAAATATCACCCTTCTTGACCGCGCCAGCCGTGCCAGAGCCGCCGGAAGACGGGTAGGCATTGCCGGATGCATCGAAGTTGCCGCGGTCATCCCACAGGCCAGTCACCAGCGAGTCAGCGTAAGCCCGGTCGCCGTGGGGGTCGGTAGCCGCGCTGTGGTCGGAGACGGCTGTTGCAATGGCAGATGATGCGTCAACGTTGACCGTCAGCGTCTCACCAGAGAACGTCGCTGAAACACTGGAGCCGGTGAAGTCAACATTGCGCGTTGTGGATGGCGTGCCGCGATTGGTGCCGTCATCCTTAAACTGGATGTTGCTCGCTCCGATCACCACCTCCGACAGGTCGTGAAGGTCGGAAGCCTCCGGCGGCATGGCAAACGATTCTTGATAGACCAGAGCGCCGTCCGCGTCCCAGCACCGGCAAACATGGTAGGTGCTGGCGTCGTCGGCCTTGATGGCGGCAGTGGCGATTCCGGAGCCGTTGGTAGCGGTCGTGATCTCATACAGCGCGCTGACCGGCGGATACTGGTCGGCGGCGGTGGCCCGCTTGCGGGTGACTACCACCTTCCCGCCGTCAATGACGCCAAGGCCCAGCTCGTCGGTGTTGATGGTCAGGGTGTATGTGGTCATCGCGGCCTCACATGAACCGCGCCTTGGCGCGAATCTTCTTGTTGTCGGTCAGTCCGCGCGCGGCCCTGTCGGCTGCGTCGGCGATGCCGGAGTTGAAAATCTGCGCGTGATAGCCCGCCAATTCCGGGTTGCTCCACGCGACGCCGGGCATAGCCATAAGTCGCGCCAGCGCGCCGGATGCGGTCTGGTCGAGGAACCGCTCAAAGATGGCCTGATCCACGCCGCCAGATGCCTGCGACGGGCGCAGGGCGGCAAGGATGCGCACAGCCATGATCTCTTGCGGGATCGGGTTCAGGATGATGGTGGCTTCGTCCGGCTGCAGGTAGCGCGATGGCTGGCCTTCCAGGTCGCGCCAGTAGTTGGCCTCGGCGTCCAGGTCTTCCTGCTTGGCGGCATCAATCAGCCGGTCGCCACAGCGTACATTCAGGACGGCGGACACCACGGTATCCGTCGGCGGAGCAAGCTCGTATTCGTCGTCACCGACCACGGTGTTAAACGTGTCCAGATTGGCGCGCAGATAGCGGGACTGGCGGCAGAACTCGATGCACGCCTGCCGGACGGCCAGCAGGATCATGGGCGACGGGCAGTCCGGAACATGCGGCTGAACATGATCCAACCATTGCGTGTAGGCGACATTGGTCACTTGGCATCCCTCCGTGCGGCCATGGAGGCATCACCGCCGGACTTCAGGCCCAGCAGCGTCTGGAAGGCTGCGAATTGCGCCTGAGCGGCCTGATAGTTGGGGCTGGCCTCATCGTCGCCACCCAGCAGCCGGTAGAGCATGAATGCTTCGACAGCCGGAGCAAAGAAGTCATCCACCGGGAACGTGTCGCTGGTGGCGGTAATGGCGGTCAGCGTCTTGACGTAGGTCAGCAGCACGCCGATGGTGGGCGAGGATGCAACGGGCGGATACACCCAGAACTCACGCGGAACGCGCTCGTCGTAGGCATATTCGCGGATTTCGGTCTGGCCGGTGGCGCCGTGCCACGTCGGCATGGACGCATCCAGGGTGTCCAGTGATACGCGGCGGATGGCGCGCCCGGTCGAGGACAGGCCGTCCTCGCCAGCGTTGCGGATGACTCGCAGCAGCCGGGTCCCGTCGGTCGGGATTGATTGCTGCGTGCCGGAAGAAAGCAGCTTGACGGCGGTTGTGGATGCCGCGTCAGGCCGGACAGAAACAAGGGCGCGCAGCGCGTCGTTCAGGGCCGGAATCAGGTGCGTCGAATCCGACCACGTTACCGCAGACGGATCGTTGAGTGCGTACCGCACCTGAGTCAGAACCACCGAACACTGCATGACGCGCCCCCATGGTTACTTCTGCATGTTGATGAGTTGCTCGGCTTCCGCCTTGGCCTGCTTGACGCACTCGGTCAACGCCATGCGGATCAGGCTGTTGGCCGTCTCGCGCGTCGGGTTGGCGTCGATGTCAAACTCGGTCTTCAGCAACTCGGCAAGCCGGGTCTTGTTGTTTGCCGGTGCCTGCAGCACGTCACGGGCGAAGGCGGCCAGAAACTTGCCGTCCACCGTATCCGGGTTGACCGTGTGCAGGTTGTCGAACTGGTCGGCGTAGGGGCTGATGACGGCATACGGGTCGGCGCTCGGCTGCCCCTGCTCGTCCTCAACCTCTGCGCCGTAGACGCGGAACCCTTCCTTGACAGCCAGCAACATGCCCAGATAGGGCGATGTGTCCGGCACGTCGCAGACATGGGGCGCATCAATGTCGTCGGACTCCGGCTTGAAATGGAACTTCGTCACCTTCGGCGGGTAGCCGAACTCGATGACAGAACCACCCTTCCGCTTTATCAAGCATTCGACTTTCATGGCGTGATTACTCCACCTTCTGCTTCGGGCGGGCGCGGATCAGCACGGCCATCTTGGCATTGGCCGCGATGACTTGTCCGCTGTCGGCACTGGTGGTGATTTCCACGCCAACGGCCTGCTCGCTGGTGCTGACGGCATAGCCGGTGCCGCCGACGGTATCCAGCCGCTTGATGGCGGCCGTTGCCAGCGAGCCGGTGGCGATGACCGCGGACGAAACGGCGGTCGGGCTGTCAACGCTGTCGAGGATGCCGACATTACCGGCGGCATTGGTGCCGCAGGCAGCGGTATCCAGCACGATGTCGGTGATGGCATAGCCAGCCGGGAGGCGGGCCATACGCACGATGTCGCCATCGAGCAAGCGGGTGTTGGAGGACGGGGACCAGTAGGCGCGGAACACGATTTCACCACCGGCGGTGGTGTTGGTCGGGATCGGCTCCTGGAACTGCTGAGACGTGTAAACGGTCATGTCAATTCTCCGGTGAGAACGGGGCTATGAACCGAACGCCGGTTAGGCGTTCGGGTCCACGGCGTAGGTGTCGATGGCGATGCTGCTGACGTTCTTGGAATTGAACATCGGCCGCTTCACGTTCATGATCGTGTTGGTGGAGATCACCAGACGGTTATTATCCACGTCGGTGTACTTCTCCTCCCAGGCAAAGCGCAGGCCTTCGCCCGGCGAGCCGAACGCCGCCACCAAAGCCTGACGGCCCATCAGCGTGGCACGGGCAGCGGCCAGGTTGACGCCGACGCCGTAGTCGCTGAACTTGATGACCTTGTTGTGCTTGTGCAGGATGGCGCCGCGATATTCGCCCAGCGCGCCGGACACGATCGGGGACTTGTTGCCCAGGTTGGTGGACAGCGACTTCTGGATGTCCAGCCAGCCACCGGTGCCGGTAGCGGTCCGCAGGGCATGTTCCTGGAAGTCATGCATCACGATCACGAAGTATTCGCGGCTGCCCATCTTCAGAGGAACAACGCGCTGGATGTCGGTCACGCCGCCGCCCATGGTGTTGGCCTTGGTGATCACCTTGTCCAGCACGGCCAGGCTCATGCCGTCGGTATTGGCAATGGTGGCCTTGGAGGTGGCCGAACCGCCATAGACGATGTGGCTGGAGTCGGGAGCGGTCAGGCTGTTGCCGGCGTAACCGGTGAACGTGGTCGGCTCGATGTAGTCATCGTTGACGCCGCGGGCGCCAGCCAGATGCATGAAGCTGATTTCGTCGAACAGACGGGACCACCAGTCCTGCAGCTTTTCCTTGGCGATCACGCGCAGGTCGTTGACGGTGCGCTTGCGGGTCATGCGACCGCCGGCGTCAACAGCGTGGCGAACCTGGGTGACGGTGATGCTGTCGCTGTAGGAGCGCAGAGCTTCGGCGTTGCCTTCGAGGTTGTCGTCTTCCAGCGTGGGGCGGCCCTTCAGCTGCACATACAGGTCGTAGTTGACCGTATCGCCGTCGTCCTTTTCAAGGTCGGTGACGAGCTGCATGGGGGTGTTGGGGGTGCGGTTCTTGGAACCGGCAGCCATGAACGTCGAGCCCCAATAGGAGCCGAAAATGGCATCGTTGAACAGGGCACCGGCAAACGCCTTCTTAGTTTGAGCGTTGCTGGTCCCGATGGTGGTCTGGCCCATCTTGAGTACCTCTCACAGAGTTAACGGTGAGGCACTCTTGCGCCAGTTGGTCGGGACCATTCCCGGCCACTTTGATAATCGCATCAGAGCGGATTTCCACCCTGATCTTGCGACCCTTGCGTTCCAGAATGGATATGCGGTGGTCGCCTACCATAATCGTACCACCGATTTCAACATCCCGAAACAATCTTGTCTGTTTTCCCATGGAATTTACCCCGGAAGGCTGTCCATGAAGGCATCCTTCTGCGCCTGCGACAGCTTGCTGTAGGCCTCCTCATACGCTGGTCCTGACAGGTTCATCAGGTGAGCGAACGGGCTGTCGTCGCTATTCGGCAGCGCGGCCTGCATCTGGCCCAGCACGGGAGGAATGTCCGGGGCGGCCTTCGCGGGCTTGCTTTCCGGTTTTGCGGATGCGGCCTGCGGCTTCGCCATGCCGGTCATGGCCCGGTAAGTGTCAGCAGCAAGGCGGATAATCTCGGCCTCGGACTTGTCGGCGTTTTGCTTGAGTCCGGCAGCAAACGCAATCGCCTGCTTCAGGCCTTCGTGATGCTCGCCACTGTTGAAAATGTCGTTGCCGGGCTCGGACAAGAAGGCGGTTGCGGCCTGATACCACGGATCAGAAGCCACGGCCGCCTGCTCCACCGCCGCCTCGGACTGGCTCAGCGCCGCCTTGGCCTCGGCCAGCCGCCCTTCAGTGGATTCGATTTCGCGCATCAGGCGGCGGTACTCGATTTCATACTTGGCCTGATTGATCTCGCCGTTTTCCAGCTGGTCGCCCAGGGCAATGGCGCGGTCCTCGGCGGATTTCAGCGCCGCCTCAGCGGCGGTAACAGCCTCGGCATGGCTTGCGACCACGGCGGACAACTCCTCCTCGGTCGGGCCCGCATCATCCTGCTGGTCCTGCTTACCAGCATCCGCTGCATCTGCGGCCTTGGATGCGTCGGCATCGGCGTCCGCTGCCTGCTGATCTGCCTCCAGCTTTTGCTCGCCATCTGCAGCCGGGGCGTACTCCTCGCCCTTTTCCATGGCCTCCAGCATCTTGTTGTACTCGGCCAGCCCCTCCTGTTCGGCCGGGGAGAAATCCCCTTCCATGGTGGTGTCTTCGGCCGCCTTCGGGGCATCAGCCAGCACTTCCTGATCGTGCTGGACTTCGTTTTCGATCACTTCGGTCGTCAG